GGTACTCCCAGGCGCAGCTGATCTCGGGAACGGGAACGGTCACGCCGGCGTTCACGGGCGTCTAGTCCGAAGCGCTCTGCCCCTCGCCGCCGGCGAGGTGGAATACGAATCCCCGGTTCGCTACCGGGGCCAGCGAGGGCGCGTGTCTCCAGGCACGCGCCCTCGCGCATCCCCTGGAGGACACAATGGAGAAGCCCTGTGCGCGCTGCGGCGTGAACCCCCGCAACAGCACGCTGAAGTCCTACTGCGTCGACTGCAAGCGCGCATTGCACCGCGAGTCGATGGAGCGGACCGGTGGCAAGAAGCCGCAGGAGAAGTGCTCCCGTTGTCACGGTCCGCGCGGCGCTAGTCGCCATGCCTCGTACTGCAAGGAGTGCTGGCGGGCCTACCGTGAGGAGCGCGCGGCCAAGCCGTGTGCGCGCTGTGGAAAGGACCGCAGCGTCACGCGCGACAACCTGCACGCCTGGTGCCCGACATGCACGGCGGACGCTCGGCTCGAGCGCGAGTACGGCATGACCCGGGCCGACTTCGACGAGCTGCTCGCCAGGCAGAACGGGCAGTGCGCGATCTGCTACGGACAGCCCGACAAGCGCGGCTGGCACGTCGACCACGACCACTCGACCGGCAAGGTCCGCGGGATCCTCTGCGGACCTTGCAACAACGGGCTCGGCCACTTCAGGGACAGCCCGTACCTGATGAGGAACGCCATCGACTACCTGGAAGGTCCGCGCCTGCGCGTGGCCGACCGAAGGAGAAGCGCATGAGCCCCGAGATCGACGCTGCCCCGCACGCCACGCCGGACCAGGTCCGTGCCGCCGAGAAGCGCGCCGCTGCAGCAGCTGCCGCGCGCTCCGAGGACTCCGACGCGTCGGAGGAGTCGCAGCGTCGCGCGGCGCCGAAGGGTCGCCGGTCGGCGGCGTCCGAGACGGCCTGACCCATGGCGCTCATCTTCGCCGACCGCGTCAAGGAGACGACGACGTCGACCGGCACCGGCCCCCTGACCCTCGCGGGTGCGGTGGCGGGTTTCGAGCCGTTCTCTGCGGTGTGCGCGGATGGTGACACGGCGTACTACTGCGTGACGGATGGCACGTCGTGGGAGGTCGGCCTCGGCACCTACGCGTCGGGCGTCCTGACGCGGACGTCGGTGCTGTCGTCATCGAACGCGGGCGCGGCAGTGGCGTTGAACCCGGGGTCGAAGGAAGTCCACCTCGACGTCCCGGCTGCGGTCGTCTCGGCGGGGATCTCCTACGTCGGCCCCGCCTCGGGTCTGCCGACCGGTCGTGACGGTCAGTTCGCGCTCCTGTCCGACAGCCCTGGTCCGACGTTCTTCTACGCGTTGCTCGTGTGGGACGCGGGCGACTGGCAGACCGTGACCGCCGTCGACGTCTCCCGATCTTTCGTGAACTCGCACGCCGGGATCCTCGCCACGACCGGGTCCACATCAGGTCAGATCGCCTTCGCCAGCGACCAGTCCTACAAGCCCTACGTCTGGAACGGCGGTTCCTGGCAGGATTTCATCGCCACGGACGCGACCGCGCGCGCCGCCGCCGCATCGGCTGCATCCGACGCAGCCGCGGCGCTGGGTACGGCCAACGACGCCAATGCTTTTGCGGGGACGATGTACCCCGTGTTCAGCTCGGGCACCCCAGCCGCGACCAGCCAGCCCACAGATGGCACCGTCGTGAACTACTTCGACACGTCGACGACGCCCGCATCCGAGTGGGTGTTCGACGGAACCGCCTGGCAGCAGATCACCGCACCCTCGAGCCCCGTGAGCGACGCCGGATACTTCCGTGTCCCCGTGCTCACCGGCCTCTACTCGACCATCCTTCCGGGCGGCACCACCACCCTGGTGCCCGCCGAAGCAGTCGAGAACGTGTGCGGCCTGTTCATCCCGCAGCAGTCCGGCACCATCGTGCGGCTGTCCATCAACGTCACCAGCGCCGGTGCCGCCGGGTCCGTCGTGCGCCTCGGGATGCGCGCCTACGACGCCGCCAACAACAAGCCCGGTGCGCTCATCGTCGACGGCGGCACAGTTGTCACCACCGGCACCGGTGTGAAGGAGGTCACGATCTCCCAGGCCGTCACCGCCGGGGTCCCGTTCGTCATCACCGCGACCTGCCAGGGCGCTGCCGCCACCCGCCCGACCCTCACCGTGTGGAACGCGGCGTCGTGGCCCCAGGCGATGGCGCTCAACTCGACGAACTTCCAGAGCTACACGAAGGCATCCGTCACCGGCGCGCTCGACAACACGGGCACCTGGGTCACGGCCAACGGCGCCACCCCGAAGGCGTGGATCCGCGCCTGACGCTCCGGTCACCACGCCGACCACGACGAACGGGGTGAGCGATGCTCGGCCACTCCGCGATCTCCGAGACCCCGATCTCGGCGCTGCCTGACACGTCATCCCCGCCCTCAGGACGGGCCGCATCCAGTGCCCTGCCCACCCTGACGACCGGCCTGACCGCCCCGGTTCCCCGCGGAGACTCCCAGACCGCCGGAGCCCGCTCCGGATCCACCATCCCACCGACCGCGAGAGCAGGTGCCGCGACGTGACCACCTACGAGGTCGGGCAGACCGCGACCGTGCGCCTGCGCGTCACGTCCGACGGCACCACGCTCGCCGACCTCGGCAGCGGTCCTACGTGCACCGTCACCAAGCCCGACGGCACCACTGCCGCCGCCACCGTCACCCACACCGGCGGCACGGGCCTCTACGACGCGGCCTACGTCACCACCCAGGCCGGTCGGCACCGCTACAACTTCACCGGCTCGGGCGCGAACTCCGGCGGCCTGCCCTACACCGAGGTCATCGACGTCTGGCCCGCCGACCCGCGCTTCATCATCGGCCTCGCCGACGCCCGCGCCGCCATCAACGAGATCAGCGGCACCGCCGACGACGACGAGCTCCGGCTCTACATGGCGGCCGTCACGCCGGTCATCGAGGACATCGTCGGCCCGGTGCTCGGCGCCTCCAAGGTGTGGCCGGCCGACGGCGGGAAGGAAGCCATCCTCATCCCGCACGAGATCGACTCGATCACGTCGGTCACCGAGGACGGCCAGGTCCTCACCGAGGGTGCCGACTACGTCGTGAACTACTCCGCCGGCGTCATCTATCGCGGCCAGTCCCTGGCCCGGCTGCCGTGGATGCCGGGCGTGCAGAACGTCGTCGTCACCTACAAGGTGGGTGGCACCGCGATCGATCCGAACGTGCTGCTGGCCGCGCGCGAGGAGCTGCGGTTCCTCTTCCAGAACGGCCAGCAGGGCGGTGCCCGGCCCGGCCTGGGTGACACCGCCGGGTACGACCTGATGGTGTCCACGCCGTCGGGGTTCGCCGTCCCCCGGCACGTGCTGGAGCTCTGCCAGGCCTCCGCGTACCACCGGATGCCCGGGTTCGCCTGATGTCCACCTCGCAGGTCCACGCTGTCAAGACGGCGCTGGTCACGGTCCTCACCGCTCTGTGGCCGGCTCCGGTCTGGGTCGGCTACGGCCACCCCGGCAAGGTGCGGACGGACGACATGATCGCCGTGATGGATGCCACCGCCGTGCAGGAGGGCGGCCCCATGGGCGGCCCCCGGGTGCGCGAGGAGACGATCCAGGCGCAGGTGCTGTTCTCGGTGTACCGCGGCGGCAACGACCAGGCGACCGTCACCGCGCGCGCCTTCGTGCTGCTGGCCGCGCTCGAGACCTCGCTGCGCACCGACCCGACGCTCGGCATCACCGGCGCACGTCTCGGCCAGGTCACCTCGATCGACCTCGCCGAGGACGCGTCCGCATCCGGCCGCGTCGCAGAGCTCGCCGTCACCGTCCAGATCGTCGTCCGACTCGCCTGACCCAACCCCCTTCCAACGGTCGCCGTCTCGGCGCCCGTCGACCCGTCATGCCCCAAGGAGCACCGATGGCGACCTTCAAGAACCTCAGCCCGCTCGGGGCGATCGACTTCCCGCTCATCGGGCGTGAGGGCGAGCCGTTCGGCGAGCACGGCACCGGCTGCCTCGAGCCCGGAGAGGTGTTCGAGATCCCCGACGAGCTCGCCGGCCAGGCGCCGTCGGGTTCGGTCGAGGACGGCACCTATGACCCCGGCTGGGGCCCGCTCGCGCAGCCCGACCTCTTCGAGCCCGTGACCGCCAAGCACCCGAAGGCGAAGACCGCCGACAACGCCCCCCAGGAGGGCTGAGACATGACCGCCATCCAGGACTGCTCGTTCGGCATGAAGGTCGAGTCGACCTACGGCACGTCCGTCACGGTCGACCGCTGGTACGAGTTCGAGGGCACCGTCGACGTCACCAACGACAAGAACGTCGTACAGGGCTCCGGAGTCCGTGTGGGGCGCAAGGCTCCCCGCTCCGACCGTCGTGTCGTGACCACCACGCAGCAGGCGATCAAGGTCACCGTGCCGGTCCTGTCCAAGGGCTTCGGCTACCTGCTGACCGCCTGCACCGGCTCGGGAACCTCTACGGTCGTCGGGGGCGCGACCTACCAGCAGCTGTTCAAGTTCGGCTCCCCGAGCTCCTACACGATCCAGATCGGCGTCGTGCGCGCGGACGGCACGACCGTCGACCCGATGACCTTCGCCGGCTGCGTGGTCACCGAGTGGGAGCTGTCGCTGGACAACGCCGGCAAGCTCATGCTCGCGGTCACCTTCGACGGCCGGTCCCTGGCCACCGCGACGGCCTACACGTCGCCGACCTACACCGCGTCGCAGACCGTGTACCACTTCGGTGAGGCCGCGGCCGGCGCGATGACCGTCGGCGGCTCGCTGACGGTCCCCACGACCACGGCGCTCGCCTCGGGCGGCACCGCGGTGACCAACGTCCGCGACTTCAAGCTGTCCTGGAAGCGCAGCGTGGCCACCGACCGCTTCAACGTCGGTGGCGCGGGCCTCAAGTCGGCGCCGGTGTTCGGGGTCGCCACCCCCACCGGTTCTCTCACCTACGAGTACGACTCGACCACCAACCGCGACGCGCACATCGCGGACACCGCCCTCGCGCTGTCCCTGACGCTGACCTCCCCGGTGGCCCTGTCGACCGGGTTCGAGCAGTTCCAGGTCGCCATCCCCGCCGTGAAGCTCGACGGCGGCGGCCTGCCCGATGCGACCGGTGACCTGATCGTGGTGTCGCAGGACTTCACGGTCCTCGACGACGGCACCAACGACCCGGTGTACCTGGCGCTGCGGACGTCCGACTCGGCGCTGTGAGCGAGCCGATCCGGGTCGACGCGTCGCAGTTCTCCACGCTGCTGCGAGCGGCGAAGGACTTCGACGCCGACCTCGGGCGCGAGCTGCGCAGGTCGATCCGGATCGTCGGGAAGAAGGCCGCCGACGAGTCCAGGGCCGAGGTGCTCAAGGCGCCGGAGTCCTCGGCGCACCACCGCAGGGAGCGGCCCTCGCGCGGGCTGCGGCGTGCGATCGCCGCGGGCATCCGGCTGCAGATAGCCACGCCGAAGGCGGGCGAGGGAGGCGTGCGGATCAAGGCGGGCACCTCGGCAGTGGCGGCCCTGACCGGGAACGCGTCGATGGCCCGGCACTACAACGCGAAGAAGGGCTGGCGGCACCCCGTCTACGGATACGACGAGTGGGTCGAGCAGAAGGGCCGCCCGTTCTTCGGGTCGGTCATCGCCAAGCACAAGCCCGACGTCGCCAAGGCCGTCGAGGAAGCGCTCACCAAGGCTGCTGACGCGGTCTCCGGGCGCATGGGAGGAGCACGGTGAAGATCGTCATCGCAGGGCGCGAGTACCCGCAGCCCGACTTCGACCGGGTCACAGTCTGGCAGCAGATCAGCTTCCAGAAGGAGACGGGCATGACGCCCAAGGACATCCGCGAGATGGGCGAGCGGGTCCAGTCTATGACGCAGGAGCAGCGCGAGGACTCCACCGACGCGCTCATCGTCGCGGGTATCGCGATCTGGATCGCCCGCGCGTCCGCCGGCGAGGACGTCACCTTCCAGCAGGCCTGCGACATCCCCTTCAGCGACGTCCAGTTCGTGGCAGAGCCGGGCGACGAGGAGTCGCCGGACCCTCGCCCAGCCCCGCCGGCTATCGGTCGGGGCGTCGCCAGTCGACCTCTGCCCGCCGACCGCTTGAAGAAGAAGACCTCGAAGAAGGCGTCCTCCGTCGCCTGACGGTCGTGTGCCGGCTGTGGCCCGGCATCACTCCGCACCGCTCCGGGATGCCCGGGTCGGTGTGGGACCTCGAGTGCCGCACCTGGATCACGTTCGCCCAGGCGACCGACCAGTACCTGAAGGACCGTGAGGAGGCGAATCGATGAGCGACGTCGGCATGACCTTCAAATTGTTCGGCAAGGACGTGACAGCCGGGAAGTCGCTCAAGGACGTCTCCCATGAGGCCGAGAAGACCGGCAAGTCGCTCGGCCACCACATCGGTGTCGGGTCGATCGCCGCCGGCGCCGCCCTCGGCGGCCTGGTCGCGGGCGGCATCTCGGCGGCTATCAGCGGCCTCGGCGGCCTGGTCTCCGAGGCTCGCGATGCCGCATCCGCGCAGCGCATCACCGCGCAGGTCATCAAGAGCACGGGGGGCGCGGCCCACGTGACGGCAGCGCAGGTCGACGATCTCGCCACCGCGGTGTCGAACAAGACGGGCATCGACGACGACGCGGTCCGCGCGAGCGAGAACCTGCTGCTGACGTTCACCAACGTGCGCAACGAGGTCGGCAAGGGCAACGACATCTTCACCCGCGCCACCGGTGTCATCCAGGACATGTCCGTCGCGCTCGGGCAGGACGCGTCGTCCTCGACGGTCCAGCTGGGCAAGGCGCTCAACGACCCGATCAAGGGCATCACGGCGCTGCAGCGCGTCGGCGTCTCGTTCACCGAGAGCCAGAAGAAGCAGATCAAGGGCCTCGTCGAGCACGGCAAGACCCTCGAGGCGCAGAAGTTGATCCTCAAGGAGCTCGGCAAGGAGTTCGGCGGTGCCGCAGCGGCATCCGCCGACCCGATGCAGCAGCTCGGAGTGCAGCTGAGCAACGCCGGTAAGGCGATCGCGACGCTGCTGCTTCCCGCTCTCAGCGCCGCGGCCGGGTGGATCTCGAGCAACCTGCTGCCCGCGATCCAGCAGCTGATCCCCTGGCTGGGCGACCACCTCGGCAAGGCGCTGTCGGTCGTCGGCGACATGTTCGACGTGTTCAAGGAGGCTCTGGGCGGCGGCGAGGTCACCACGCTGGGCTTCCTCGGACGCATCGGCGACGTCGCCTACTTCATCCACGACACCGTGATCCCGGCCGTGCAGTCGCTCGCGCAGGGCTTCATGCAGAACATCTGGCCCGCGATCGTCCAGGTCGCCGGGTACATCGCGGCGAACCTGCAGCCTGTCATCGAGGCGCTCGGCAACTTCTGGAACGACACCCTGGTGCCCAACATCCAGAAGCTCATGCCGGTGCTCGGCCGCGTTGCGCAGGTCATCGGCATCGTCGTCGGCGCGTTCGCGCTGGCCGTGTCATGGATCGTGGGCAAGGTCGCGCCGGTGTTCTTCAACGTGCTGGGCAAGGCGATCGGCGTCGTCGTCAACGTCCTGGTGTGGCTCGCGGATCGCATCGGCTGGGTGATCGATCACTTCGGCTGGCTGCAGGCCGCTGCCACGACGGTTGCGGGCTGGTTCATGTCGAACGTGTGGCCGAAGCTGCGGACCTTCGTCGCGGTCGTCTCGGCCGGGTTCCGGCTGTGGTGGACGATCGTGTCGTCGGTCGTCGGCTGGATCCTGGGACGCGTCGGCGCGCTCGTGTCGTGGTTCACCTCCACCGCGTGGCCGAAGATCCACGCCGTCATCACGCTCCTGGTCGCCGGGTTCCAGTTCTGGTGGCAGAAGGCGCGCGACGTCATCGGCTGGATCATCGGCCGCGGCGAGTCGCTGGTCTCCTGGTTCGGTGGACTCAAGGACAAGATCACGGGCGCGGTCTCGGGAATCTGGGACGGCCTCACGAACGGCTTCAAGGCCGCTCTGAACTGGATCATCGACCGCTGGAACTCGATGCCGTCCTTCACGATCGGCGGAGGATCCTTCCTCGGCCACGACCTGCCGTCGATGACGTTCGCACTGCCGCAACTGCAGCACCTCGCGACGGGCACGCCGTATGTGATGTCCGGCGGCTACTTCAACGTCGGCGAGCGCGGCCCCGAGCAGGTCTACCTGCCGCAGGGGTCCGCGGTCGTGCCTCACGGTGGGATGGCTGGTGGCGACATCCACTGGCACGTCCATCTCGACAAGGCCACCGTCATCGGCGGCAACCGCGCCCAGGTCGGCCGCGATCTCCTCGTGGCGATGGACGAGGCCCGTCGCGGTGGCCGCGGCGGACGCCCCTAGCACCTGATCCCTTTCAACCGAGCCCCCAGGGAAACCCCTGGGGGCTTCGTCATGCACCGGGAGCCCTCATGCACGGAGACATCATCCGCGAGGTCAACGGCGACCTCATCGAGCCGATCGAGCGCCGCCTGATCCTCGAGGAGCGCGCGGGCATCCGGGGCTACGGCGCGTGGATCCACCTCGACGAGAACATGTCGGTGCGGTCGGCGGACCCGTTCGAGAACCGCATCACCGACGCCGGCGACCAGTACATCGCGCGAAAGATCATCACCGGCGGCGGCCCGGCCGCCCCGGCCGCGCCGACGATCGCCAACGGCATGAAGCTCGGCACCGGTTCGGCCGCGGTGACGAAGAACGGCACCAACGCCGCGCTGGGCTCGTACCTGGCGGGCACCAACGTCCCGTTCGACGCGACCTTCCTGAGCTACACCCCGCTGGGCGCCGGCGCCGGCACGCGCGCGAACCACCAGAGCACGTTCGGCCCTGGCGTCGGCACGTCGGCGACGGTCAACGAGGCGATCATCTGCAACGACGCCGGAACTAACGCGACGAGCTCGATCGCCAACACCTACGCGCGCATCCTGGGTCCCTCGGGGACGCTGAACAAGGCCGCGGGCGACACGCTCATCGTCGTCTGGTACTGGCTGGTCCTGGCGCCCTGACATGGCGACCACGACGACCTGGGTGGCCGGGCGCGCGTCGGGTGCGACGGTCACCTGGACCGCGCAGGACTCGGTGTCGCCCGTCGACTCCACGACGTGGAGCGGCACGCAGCTGACCGGCGCGGGCATCACCCGTGTGCAGGACCTCAGCGGCGGCCACCTGAGCAACGCCACGACCGGGATCATCTCGTTCCCCGGCGGCGTCTACGCCGATGCGACCGACTTCGACGACTTCGGCGCGGGCTCGGGCAACAACTACGGCTACGCGCTGCCCAGCGGCGTCACGGGCCTGGTCGGGACCGGGATCGACAGCACGATCATCGAGGTGTCTCCGAACACGATGAGCACGGGCTCGGCGGCGAAGATCCCGCTACAGTCCGCGGGCGGCACGAACCCCCTGACGCTGATCCGCATGGACGGCGGCAGCCCGTCCGCGCTCACGATCAAGGGCACCGACCAGACCGTCAACGGAACCAAGCAGCTCTACAACGGACTGCAGTTCTGGTTCATGACCGGCAAGTCAGTCGGCAACTTCAAGGTCCAGGGCATCCCCGGCGACAACGCTGCGAACCCCGGGGAGACGTTCCCGCTCAAGAGCGACCACGGGTCCTCGATGACGTACCACGACATCGAGATCGATGGCACCGATGGCAGCGGCAACAAGGTCAGCGCCACCGGATTCGGCCTGAACAGCGCATCGGGCACGACGACGATCAACGACTGCAACTTCCACGACATGGGCTTCGGCCACGGCATCAGCGCCTACCAGGCCACGGGCACCCTGATCATGAACCGGGTCATCTGCTCCGGCTCGCCGGGCTGCTTCAACTTCGAGCGCTGCAACGCGAACATCACGCTGAACAACTGCACGTTCCAGACGACGAAGACGGGAACGAACCACAGCCACATCATCATCGACAGCAACGTCGGCTCGTCAAAACTGTCGATCGTCGAGCCCAGTTTCGACACCAACACCACGTTCCCCAATCAGCTGGTGGTCTGCGTTCATGCCAGCTATCTGACCGGGCAGTTGCAGCTCCCGTCCGACATCTCGATGACCCTCGGTGGAGTCACCTACACCGCGACCGGCATCGGTTCGTTCGGTCCGCTGCGCATCGTGCAGCACGGGGCCTTCGGATGACCACGTACCAGAACAGCTTCGAGGGTGGCTCCAACGGCACCGGCATCACCGTCGGGAACTCCGGCGGGGCGTCCGGCGACGCGTGGACCGCGGTCGACACGTCGGGCACGGTCACCTATTCGACGACGGGCGCCAGCCTCGGCGCGCTGGGCTGCCAGGTCACCACCGGCGCCGGCGCGACTGGCATGTACTGGTCCATCACGGGTAGCCGCCAGGCTGCCATGCGCACGGACTACTACGTGACGTCGCTGCCCGGTGCGGGCCTGCGCGTCATGTCGTTCCTGAACGCGGCGCTGTCGTCGAACTATCTGGCGATCGCGTGCTCGTCGGCCGGAGTGCTGTCCGCCATCGACAACGCCGGACTCACGGTCGCGTCGACGGCGGGCAACATCGTGGCGGGCGTCTACTACCGCTTCGAGATGAAGCTGGACAACACGACGTCCGGCTCGCAGACCGCGACCTTCGACGCTTACCTGGTGGGCTCGACGACGCCGCTGTCGAGCCTCGCCCTGTCGGTCAACGACTCCGCCGTCAACGGCCGCTTCGGCGGCGGCAACATCGCGACGGCGTACTTCGGCAAGCAGACCGGTGCCACGGTCGCGACCGTCTACTACGACAACTGCGGCGCTCAGACGAACACGACCTCGTACATGGGGCCCGTCGCCTCGACAGTCACCTGGACGGCCACCGACAGCATCGGACTGGACGAGTACGGCGCCGCGGCGTCGATGTCGACGTGGACGAGCACCGACGGCACCGGGGTCTCGGACTCGACGACCTGGACCGTGGCCGCGCCCTACGTGCCCGGGCCGCCGACGACCCTGGTCGAGGTCGAGTTCACCACCGGGGTCTGGACCGACATCTCGACCTGGGTGAGCGGTGACAGCATCGAGATCGCCGTCGGCAAGGACTCGGCAGCCGGGGAGATGCTCCCCGGCACGCTCGACCTCACCGTCGACAACACCGACGGCACGTGGACCCCCGACAACCCGCTGTCCTCCCTCTACCCCAACCTCGTGGAGGGCAAGCGCATCCGCGTCACAGTGTCGAAGGGCTCCGTGTCCGACGTCCGGTTCGTCGGTCGCCTGACCGAGATCGTGCCGGACTTCCCGGAGGAACTCGCGCAGTGCGAGACCCGGCTGTCGGCGGTCGACCTGCTCGGCGAGCTCGCACGCATGACCGACCTGCCGTCGATGCCCCGGTTCGCCGCCGAGTCGCTGATTCGGTCGACCTCGGCCGGTGCCTACTACCCGCTGACCGACGACGGCGCGGTCTCGACGTTCGCGACCGGTGCGGTCGGGTCTACGGCAACCGGTGTTGCGGCACTCACGCCGGTGCGGCTGTCCACCGCGGGCGAGGTGTCCTACGCCTCCGACGACACCGCGCCCGGCGCCGACGGCTCCTGCGTGGCGCTCTCGACCGACGCCGCCATCACCGGGACGCTGCCCACCAGCGGCCTGGCGTCGGTCATGGTCGCCGCGCACCTGGTCGCGGGTCAGCCGGGGAACATCCTGGCGCTCGGCACCCGCAAGCCCGAGTCCTACGTCTCCGGCGTCGGCTGGACGCAGCAGTCCGTGGTGCTCACCTGGGACGGCTCATCCCGCGTGACGCTGTACCTCAACGGGTCGAACCAGGGCTATCTCCCGGTCACCGAGGGCTGGCACTGGGTCGGCGCCGACTCCACGGGCATGAACATCGACGGGGCGTCCTCGGGGGCGCTGGGTGCGGCTGCGTCGCTGACCCGCATCACGCTCGGCGGCGGCGGGCAGATGTCCTTCCGCGACCTCGTGCTCAACGTGACCTCGTACTCCGGGATCCTGTTCCGGTCGATGATCGACACGGGCGCGAGCCTGGCTCAGATCACCTCCGACGTGCAGACGATGCTCATCCTGCGCGGCTTCAAGGGCCTGCTGTCCTGGTCGTCGCCCAGCGGCCCGTCGTCCATGCGCTCGCTGCCGCCGGCGACCGCGGGCAAGAACGGGCTCGAGGTCCTGGCGCAGCTGGCGAACTGCCAGTCCGGCATCGCGTTCCACAACTACACCTCCGCCGACACGCAGAGCGTGCAGCTGGTCGCGAAGGCCGAGAGCCGCCCCGTGAGCCCGCTGCTGTCGGTCGACATCGACGGCGACGGCGTCAGCGGCCCGACGGTCTCCCGTGACGTCTTCGGGACGCTGTCATCCGCGACGGTCTCCAACCGCAGCGCGTCGGTGACCGTCGGCGACTCGACGGCCTCCACCGACGCGGCATCGTCGTCGCTCGAGGCGACCGCAGCGATGCCCAACGACGTCGCCGCCATCGCGTCCGACCGGCTCGCCGCGTCGAAGTACAACCGGCTGCGCGTCTCCGAGATCACCATCGACCTGGCGACCGCGGCGCACAACCTGTTCCAGCCGTTCTTCGGCATCGCCCCGGGCTCCCGGCTGCGCCTGACGAACCTGGTCGCGGCCTACTTCGGCTCCTCGACGGGCGACGGCTACGTCCTGGGGTGGAAGGAGCGCCCCGGAGTCGACGGCTACCAGGCGACCTTCACGCTCGCCGCCGCCGATGCGCCGCCCGAGGCGCGCTACGACGACGCGACCTACGGCCGGTACTCCGCCGGCACCTCGATGACGCTCACGTCGAGCATCACGAACAGCGGCACGTCGGTGTCCATCACGACCGCCGCCGGGAAGCCGACGCTGACGACCAACGCCTCGATGTACCCGCTCGACCTGGTCATCGACGGCGAGCGCGTCACGGTCGCATCCGCCCCCGCCGGGTCGTCCAGCCCGCAGACCGTCACCGTCACGCGCGGTGTCGCCCCGACCGTCGCTGTCGCCCACTCCGCGGGGGCGCAGATCGACGTCTGGTACGCCGCCACCTACGCACTCTGAGAGGGAACCATGGGTGTACCCAGCACGCACACCGTGTCCGTCGGCGACAAGGTCACCGCCGCCGACGAGAACACCTACGTGCGCGACGCCACGACGTTCTTCCTCAGCCAGCCACGCGTCGCTGTCACGCACTCCACGACGCAGTCGATCCCCAACGCCACGTTCACGGCGCACCTGTTCGACACCGAGACGTTCGACACCGACACGACCGGCGACCACTCGACGTCGAGCGCCACCAGCAAGTTCACGGTCATCACTGGCGGAACGTACCTGCTGAGCGGTGCGGTCGCCTTCGCCGGCAACGCGACCGGGCGGCGCGGCGGCGCGTTCTACAAGAACGGCGCCATCCTCACCGGCTCCGAGTGGCTCGTACCAGCGGGGGTCGCGTCGTCGTTGATCATCCCGTCGATGGCGTTCATGGTGCAGCTCGTCGCCACCGACTACGTCGAGATGTGGGTCTACCAGGACTCCGGCGGCGCGCTCAACGCCAACCCCGGCTCCGGCGCGGCGTCCTCGTTCCAGGCGCTGTGGGTGGGAACGCCGTGAGCGACACGCCACCCGAAGACACGTCGCCGGCCGCGCGCCGGATGGATCAGGTGGTCGCGATCACGCGCGTCGAGGCGAAGCTCGACGTCTTCATCGCCGGCCAGACCGCCCACAGCGAGGAGACGAACCGACGACTGGCCGAGCACGACCGGCTCATCGGCGCGATCACCGACAGCCTCGGGAAGATCCAGCAGAAGCAGGCCGCGGCCGAGGCCGTGTCCGAGGCCGAGGACCAGGACAAGCCGCGCCGCGTCGACGTACCGACGTGGATCACGCTGGCGATCACGATCCTCATCGGCCTGTACCTGATCATCGACCACTCCGGCATCGGCAACGGGCCGTGACCCATGGGGCGTCGACCGGCGCCTGAGCCGCTGCCCGAGCCCGGCGACCCCGAGGACGTCCGCTGCCACGGCGGAGCCCCGGGGTGCACCGGCTTCCGCTCCCTGCACCTCGGGCAAGGCATCCGCACGTGTCCCGCGTGCGATGCACCAGCACCACCTCACACGGAAGGCTGACCCATGTTCACCCTGATCTTCTGGAAGGCGACGGCCGAGCGCGCCATCAAGACCGCCGCGCAGGCTGCTGCGGCGACGTGGGCGACCGTCTCGCTCACCACGCTGGACCAGACCACCAACGAGCTGCAGGTCGTCGGCATCATCGGCCTGTCCGCGGCCATCCTGTCGGTGCTGACGTCGCTGGGCTCCTCGGCGCTCACCGACGGCGGCCCGTCGCTGACCAACAGCGAGGTGCTCCCGCCGGCCACGGGCGGCGAGTGACCCCCATGTCCACCTCCCTCAACGGCTGGCCCGGCGTCGCGACGTCCGGGCCAGCGCTGCGCACCATCAAGGTGCCGGGCACGAACCGCTCGGTGACCCTCGAGAAGACGTGCGCGCCGCTCTTCGCTGCGTTCCTCGCCGACTGGCACAAGACGGTCATGCCCATCGACGGGAAGCCGACCTACCGCGGCCCCGACGGCTGGGAGTACCGCCAGGCACGCACCGGTGACGGCCTGTCCAACCACGCCAGCGGCACCGCCGTCGACGTGCGCTACGACGTGCTCAAGGCCGACCACCTCCGGCACATGACGGCCTCCCAGATCGCCGCCGTGCACCGGCTCCTCGACAAGTACGTCGACGACGCCGGCCGCCGCGTATTCGGCTGGGGCGGGGACTGGAAGGTCGCCGACCCCCAGCACAACATCAGCGGCTACTGCGACGAGATGCACACCGAGCTCGCGCAGTCGTGGGCCACCGGCGCGCGCGGCCGCGCGACGACCAAGACCGACGTCCTGGCCATCATCAAGCGCCTCGGCATCCAGCCCGACGGCACCGTCGCGGCTCCGAAGCTGTACGCCCCGGTCATCGGCGGCACCCCGGTCACGGCCAGCGACTGCGCCCGATGCCTCGGCATCTCGCGCGCGCGGTTCCTGTGGTTCAACCCCGGCCTCGCGCTGCGTCGCGCGCAGCCGGGCAGCCAGGTCCGCGTACCACCCGGCGTGACCCCGGTGCCGGTCCACGCGGGCCCGTGAGCCTCGAGCTGCGCCCGATGGGCAAGCACGAGAAGCGTGCCCCGCTCTGGCCGCTGCTCGTCGACGGCGTCATCGCGCTCACGGTGATCTGGCTGGCGCACCGGTGAGCGCCTACGGCCTGCCCTGGTGGTACGTGCTCGTGTGCGACGTCGCCTGGCATGCATCGCGGCTCTGGCTGCGGATCCTGGCGGTCATCGACCGCTGACGAAGGCCGCCGGCGATCCGTGCGCCGGCCGAGAGACGCCCCCGACCCATCCCTGAGGGATGCTGGTCGGGGGCGTTTTCGTCGTGCTCAG